CAAGTTTAAACTTATTTTTGGACATAAAGTCCTGTACATTAAATCCCATAACCTTAATTTAATTCTGTTATAATTTCTCTCATCATATCTTGTGCCTTACACCATTCATTACAAACTACTGTTTGTTTTTGAAGTTGTTTGTTCACAGATTCATTCATAGGAACCATAAATGCTCCATGAGTAGATGGGTTAGAAACAAAATCCCAACCAATCAATTCAAAATCTTCACCTACTTGAACTTTACCACCTGATAGAGGTTCTACTGAACCCATACCTCTTGATGATATACCTAATAGAATACCTGCTTGTAGAAGTTCTTTTAAGATGTTACCACTTGGAGTTGGTAAAATCTCAACTGTTCCTACTAAATCATCACCATCCCAATGAATTTCTCTTACATTGTGAGATACATTCTTTAAGTTGATTACAGAAGAATCAGGATGGTCTAATTCACCTAATGCTCTTCTTTCTTTAATAAGTGTTTCGTATTTCTTTGCCTCTCTCATAAGGATAGGTTTAGGATATATTCTACCATTCTGATTTTCTGCACCAGCTCTTTGTAGAATACCCTTAACGATAGTTCTTCCACTATCATCTTCGTTTACCCTTCCTTCGAATAATCTTGTTTCTATTAATAAATTGTTCATTATGCTCCCCAAGTTTTTCTTTTCTTAAACAAATCAAAAAAGATTGCAGATACCTCTTGTCTGATGATTTTTCTTATTAAATCTTTATCAGATTCGGTGAGTTCTTCGTTAATTGTTCCTTTTTTAACATTAACGATTTCCTCATTGATGATATCATACAACTCTCTCTTAGTCATTTTTTTACTTTACATTAGATGAATCAGAAGCATCTTTAGATGGTTTCTTATTATCACCTTTACCAATTTCAGATGATTTAGGATTTACTTCATCAAGTTCTTGTGAACCAAAAGTAGGTCCTTGTGCTCCTCTTCCAAATCTTTCATTTTTACTTCCTCTACCTTTCCAAGTTTTTTCAATCTTGTTAAAGAATGATTTCTTTTCTTCATCAGACATAGAAGGAATAGATTTACCAGCTTTTTCTAATGCTTTTTTAAAAAACTTTTGGTATTCAGATTCTTCTAATAAAGTTTCTCTGACTATATTTTTAAGTTGTTCTCTTGTTATTTTCATTTTTCAATCTCCTGTATTGTTTTAGCGATTTTGATTAGTTTCTCTTTTATACTATAAATATGTCTATTTGTTCTTTTCCAATATTTATCAGAATCCAACTCATTAATCGTTTTTATTTTATTATACCAATTGAAAAACTTCTCAACTTCTCTTAATTGATACTTTAATTCTTTTAGACCCATTGCCATCTTCTTATGAGGATGCATTGATTCATCGTTTTTTAATTCTAACCAACGATTTACTGGTCTTTTTACTTTAGCTTCGTTGATATTATCAATATCATCACCCACAACTGAATAACCAAGTTGTGTTGCTATTTTTTTCTTTCTTTTTTTGTGTTTGTTTCCTTTAGAGAATGCGTATGGAGTTTGATAACCATCTACATTACCTGTTGTAGTGGCTTCATCTAATTCTTTTTGAACTTCATCAAGAATTTCATCTAAGATTTCTTTAAGATTTTTTTCCATTGACATTTTTTATCTCCTTAATCAACTCATAAGACATCATCAAAGCTGAAACTTGCTCATCAGTAATCTTTTTACCAACCTTTTGCTTCTTTAAAACATTTATAGTTTCTTTCAACTTGATTTTTGTAATCTTATCTTTCATTCCTTTATACATTGTATGTAATTCAGTAATGGTTTTGATTAATTCTGATTCAAAATACTCGTTGAACTTTGAAGTGTTATTAACATTATTAATATATTCTCTTAATAAACCTTTTTGTGATTCATCTAAAGATGTATATTTTTTGTTAAAAGTTTCAACAAGAATTTTATATGTCAACAATCTGAGGTCTTTCTCTTGTTTTCTGTATTCTTCTACTAACTTATCTTCTTTCGCTTTCAATGTAGTTTGGGAATTTGATGAGATATGCTCTACAAGAGTTAGTTTTGAATCGAATACATCTTTAATATCAAGGACATCATTCTTTTTACCTTCAAACAATTTATGTATTGAAGCTAAAATTTTATAGTTTGTTACAGGGGAAGATAAGAAATTGTTAATTTCGAAGTTCTCCTTGATAGATTTTACAAGATTATATTTTTCTCGTTGAAGTGATTTATAATCTATTTTTGTATGTGCTTCTAACACAACATCAATAAACTTTTCAGCTTTTGATTCTGTATTATATTTTTCGTTAATTAAAAGGTTAAATAGTCTTAATTCTTTAGACATTTCAGTACCTTTACCATAGAATTCCTTAATTATTCCTTTTGCTTTTTCTTCACTACCATTGATAATTTCAAGGGTAACTTGTCTTGTTAAAAGCTCAAAAAGAAAACCAGTATTCTTAAATTTTGAATGTTTTATTTTTCTCATCTTATTTTATTCCTATTATGATATAGTAAAAATTCCCATATATAAATATAAAAATCTAAAGTTAAAGGAAATTTTTACTCGTCAAGTATGTTATCTTCATCTAACATACCTTTAATTTCATGTAAATACTTTCGTTTTGATGCGATACCTGAAATCATTTTTATAGCCTTCTCTTCAGAAGTTCTATTTCTTTCTTTTGTTCTTTCTTTATCACCAAGTGGGTCTCTACCAAGTGGGTGTTTATCTTTTCCATAAGTTCCACCTTCTCTCGGTCTACCACCTTTATCTTTAATTTCTTGTTTCAAAGCTTCCAATGATTCTTCAATATCATCTGGCTCTTCATCTTCCAATGCAGGGTCGTTACCTTCATCTTCAATCATTCTGTATCTATATCTATCTTTGATATCATCAATGATTTTAATTTTTTGATGGTCTTGTTCATTATCAGAAACTTTAAATATATTTTCATATACCCATTCTTTAGATAACATATTTAAACTTTGAATATCTTGAGCCAATCTAATTTTCTCACTCCACAAGTTTACTTTTTCTTGTTCGTAAATTGTAGATGGATTTACTAATCCTAATTCAAAGTTTGTCATTTCTGAATCAGTAACACCTTGTGCATATAAATGAACGATTGCAATTTTTGTTAATTCTGAAACTACTGTTCTTTGTATTCTTTCAATTGTTCTTGCAAATCTAACATCTTCAGCAGCAAGTGTTGCTTTACCATTGATGTTTTCTTCATATCCTAAATAAGCTTTTGGAATTTTTAGAGCTGCAAATAATTTGTTTTTTAAGTAATCAATATCATCGATAGTTGCATATTCTAAACCTGCAAGGTTTTCAATACTTGTACCACTATCACTACCTCTAACTGGTAAATAAAAATCTTCAGTTAGGTTTTGCATATTATACTTTAAGTTGTAATCACCAGTATTTCTATCAACGAAAGGAACTTTCTTCATTTTATTGATGATTCTCTGCATATAGTTATCAACCTCTGTTGGAGGGATATTTCCTATGTCCACTTTGAATACTCTTTTTTCTGGTGCTCTCATGATTCTGTGAATCAACATAGCATCTTCCATTAGAGATAATTGTTTCCACAATCTTCTTCCATTCTCAATCATAGATTTACCATACGGCAACCAGTTTGTGTCTGCTAATAATCTAAAGTGAGCGATTTCAAAGTTTTCATATTCTTCTTTACCATTCGGGTCCTCAGTAATTTTAAACTTTACTGAGTTTGGATTCGATGGGTCTGTTCTTTCTAATCTTTCTGTGTTGTAAACTGAATGAGGTGTAACATTTACGATACCTTTACCTTCAGCGATTTCTAAACCTAAAAAGAAATCTCCATACTTACACATATTTCTTACCCATGGCCATAAGTTGAATTCAACATTAAGAACATCGTAAAATAAGTTTGTAAGTAAATCTTGTACTTTTTGATTATCAGAATGAACTAAAAGTGTATCACCAAATTCATTCTTTAATGTTGATTCATCTGCGTATATATCTAATGCTGATGCTAATATTGGGTCGTTATCCATTGCATCATAATCTCTGAATACCTCTCTACGAACTTGTTGGTATGCCATTGATTGTGCACCACCTGCTTGTTCGAAGAAAGATTTCTGAATCTTAGTGTATCTATCTCTTAGAGATGATAGATTCGTTTGTTGTCTTTCATCGGTATCAACAACTCTTCTTTTACCATCCTTATCGATGGTAACAACTGCTTGAGTACGAAAGAGTTTCGTTAATCTACCAAAAAATGAAGTATCTGCCATTTTATTCCTAATTTAAATTATAACCTTTATTTGTTTGTTTTTACCATGCTCTACATGACCAGTATCTAGCTTTGTGTCTTGGACCTGGATTATCACAATTATGTCTTGCTCTAAAAGATTTTCTCCTTTCAGGATTATTCTTTTTGATTGTCATTGTTTTCTCTCCACCTTTTCCTTTATGACCAAAGTTTACTTTTACTACATTACCTTGGGGATTTTTAACATATACTTTGAACTTTTTAACATCACCCTGCATTGGTTTACCAAGTTTTACTTTTCTTCCTTGATATTCTGCCTCGTTGATATCAGATTTATACGATTTCATGAATTCACAAAATTCTTTTATATCGTGATAGTTTTCTACAAAGTACTCATTACAGTAACTTTCGTTTTCATTAAGTAATTTTTTCATTGAAATCATAATATTTTCTCCTTACTATATAAATATAGATTTATTTAATTAACCAAGTTAAATCCTCATCTCTATCCCCTACTCGTTGTTTCCAAGGATTTTCTTCTAATTGGGTGTTACCACCGAATCCCATACCTGCAATATCTAATTGGTGTGCTCCAATACCACCCAATGCTTGTTTTGTTAAATCAATTCCTTCTTGTCTTAATCTCAATGCAGTATCTCTAACCCACAATCCGATTGAAAAACTCATAACCAAATCATCATTATATCCTTGCATTGCTTCTGCTCTATTTCCTCTCCATATAAAAGTAAATAATTCATCAATTAATCGTGTTGAACGAACTGTTACTGATTTATCTCTAAAGTAATCATCTAATTTAGAAATAATAAGTGGTCTTGTTTTAGAAGTTGTTGAAAATCCTGCAACCATGTTTCTTTCTTGTGCTCTATACTTGTTTGACATTTGATGCTCAACATCTACATACTTTAAATCCTTACTCATGTAGAAAAGATTTCCATATCCTCTATCAATTACTTGTTGAATTACTGCCCAACCTATATTTGCGTTCTCAACTACAAGTAATGCTTGATTGTAATCAGTTGCAAGTGATACCAAGAAGTTTCCAAAATCTTTTGTATCTAATTTACCTCTGTATTCTGCTACTTGAGTTGCTTCTTCTATATCAATTACATGGCAAGCTGAATAATCGGTTGAATCTCCACGAGCAACATCGGCAACAACCATATATGATTTATTATAGTTTGGATATTCCCATTTCCAAAGGTTTCCATCAAAACCTGTTTTCTCCATTGGTTCTTGACAAAATGATTCTTTGTAGAACATTAGAAGTTGTGGGTCAATCACAGTATCACCTGAAGAAACAAAATCACAATCACATTCTTGTGCCGCTCCTTTTGGTCCTAATAGTACCTCTTGTTCATCTCTCCAATCTTGGTTTCTTTCTGGATGCACACTCCAATGTAATCGAATTGTATTGAATCCATTTTCTTCTTCTTCTGCACCTACCCAAGTTTTGTGAAAGAAATTTCCAACACCATTTGGAGTAGAAAGGATAATCGCATTACCACCAGTAGATAGTGTTGATTGTGCTGATACCCAAATATCTTCAATCTTATCAATGAACGCTGCCTCATCAAATACCAAAAGGGATAGTGCTTCAGAACGACCAGCATCACCAGCGGCTGAAGTTGCTTTTATCTGAGAACCATTGGAGTATCGTAGAGATAGTTTGTTATCCTCTACTGTTGTTTGTTTTAACCAACTTGGTAAGTATTGGTTCATTACTCTTACTTTTGTTACCAAGTTTTTTGCAACTTCTTGTTTAGTTGCAATTACTAATACATTAAAATCTTGATTAAATAACATTTTCCAAAGTGAAAATCCCGCAGTTAAGGTTGAGATACCTGTTTGTCGAGATTTAAGGATAATGTTATAACGATGTTCAGCGAATTGGTCTAAAGTTCTTTCTTGAAACTGATATAAGTGAAATGGTATCTTACCACGAACTGGATGTTGAATCATACAATACTTTTTCATAAAGTAGATTGGGTCTCCAGCACATTTCTGATACTCAAGTTTTATAATATCCTTTAAAGAAGCTTTAGCCATTTATTTTTTACCTATTTTCCAATATAGTGATGTTCCAACGAATGGTTTGTATTCACCAAGTTGATTTGATAAACCTATGTTTAATCCATAGATGTTCATCTTCTTAGTTTTTAACAATCCATTAACACTAAAACTACCAAAACCATTTACTTGGTCAACACCAAGTCCTAATCCATAGTAGAATTCATTTTTAGGTAACTCTTTTACAATTGTAGTATTGTAAACAGTTGGAATCTTGAAGAACCAATCAATTTCTCTTGATTCGATTCTGTTTTGTGAGATAACATCAGTAAGAATACCAAATCCTAAATCTCCACTTGGTTTGTTACCCAATGAATCGGTAACTACCTCTGGAAAGTCATATGCAAGATTTAATGTATCCTTAACTGTTACTTTTGAGAAGTAATCTTTAATAATTGCAAGTGAATCTACATCTACTGGTATCTCAACTTCCTTAATTACTTCTTTTGTAATGTACTTTGGTACATACTTTGTTACTTTAACTTCTTTTTCTACAAAAACTGTATCTATTTCTTTTTTAAGTAATTCAAAATCCTCACCATCTACATTGATGATTTCTTTATCGCTTAAATCCGGCCCACATCCTCTCATTAAGAATATAACACCAATTAAAAGAAGGATAAGAATCTCTTTCCATCTTTTAAAAACTAAATTAAATAAAATGTTCATAATTTTTTTCCTTTATTTTATCAAAGGCTACTTGCCTTTTCTCTTCCAACTCTTTGAGTTCGGTTTCACCATATTCAATGAGTTCATTTATTTCAGCTTTTATCTCATCGATTGGTTTTGGTAACTTCCAAGTTTCAGTAATTTCACCTTGGTCATTATGCATCTGATATTCTTCTCGTAAATCATCGATTGATTGTTTATATTGTTCAATTTTATTTTTACCAAAGAAAATCATCTTTGTCCATACTTTATAATTTTGGTATTCTTCCCAAATACCTGCAGTTTTGATTTCATGTTCTCTTTGAATAGTACAATCCATACAAAAACCACCTTTTTCGATAAATTTCTTATCTTTTTTTGTTTTCCTTATAGTTTTACAATCTGAATTTTTACATTTTGATTTATCTTCGAGATATTTTCTGATTTCTTGAAATGCTTCAGAGTTTTTACCTGTTTTTAAAATAAACCCTTCTTTTTTTTCGTAATTATAATGCTCATCAGACCACTTATCACCAACTTTTCTATCTTGCTTCTTAGCTTCCCAACCAACAGTTTGATTTTTTTCATAGGTTCCTGTTTGAACCATATCTACCAACTTTCTACGAGTTGGGTGCATATACTTTTTCTTAAATTCTTTACCCATTATTATACATTAGGTTATATTGTTGTATATAAATATATAAAAATAAAGAAAACGAAACTTTTAAAAGAAAATACCAAGTATTTGGTTTACGGATGCAAATGTACCTGTAAGTTTAAAAGTATTCCCTTTATATAAAAACACAATACCTTCATTTGGTACAATTTTCTTTTGACCACCAATAGAATTTAATCTTCCAAGTTCTAATTTAAGTTTTTCTATCTTTTTTGGGTCACCTGATTTCTTAACATCTTTAATTGTTTTATCAATTCGTTTTTTCATATCACGAACTGCCGCATCTGGATTAACTGTAAGTGCTGATGAAGTAAATTCTAACACTTCTGCTCCTAATCCTAAGAAAATCTGTTCAAACTTCATTAGATTTTGTTTTGAAATCTTCTTTTGGTCCTCTTTATCTATCTTTTTAGCCCATTCAAGTGTTTTAGAATCAGTAATATTCTTATTATCTAATCTAAACTTCTTATCCATGAACGCCCATCTCTTAACTAACCCCATTTTCGTTTTGTTATCAAGTGTTGATGGTGAATTCTTATCAACCCATTGTTCCCACCATGCTTGATGATAGTTTGCAACACCATCTGTATCCTTTAATCCAAATTCTTTTTGTAATTTAGAGATTTGTGATGAGTATTTACTTCTTTTCTTAGAAAGGTCTTGTGATTTAGGTAGTTTTACAACAGGTGGGCCTTGAATCGTATAATTATCTTGAACATCTTTGTTCACTTGTTTAATCATACCTGCCAAGATTCTTGCAGCCTCACCATTTTCACCGATTGCCTTACCATCCATATCATATTCCATCGTACCATGGAACACAAGTAACGCCTGGCCGTAAGGAATCACATTAACTGATGTTGGATATATCACTTCAAGGTTCATAAAACACGCACCTTGTTTAAAAATCTTATCTCTTTGTTTATCATTAAGAGAAGATATAGCATTTGAAAGGTCTTTCATCGCATAATTGTATGCATCTGATAACCCACCTCTACCTTGGAACTTATCTGATACACCCTTGATATCTAAAGCGTTCTCACCTCTGTTCTTTAGGTGTCCTTTGTTCCTCGCTGCTACTAACCTACCATCTCTCCATGATATTGCAAGTGCTTGACCATCTGTTTTCTCTCGTGTGAACTCAAGTGTACCTTCTAGTGCACGATTTACGATATCTTTAAGTTGTCCAAAGGTTAAATTGATATCAGTATCGAATGGATGAGACATATGTCCATATGCACCACCTTCATTTATTGGTTTTGGTGTTTCATTCGTTGGAAAAAACATCTCAACTATCTTTTTATCAATATCATATACTAATTCATCAATTTCTTTCATAAACTTTTCCTTTTCTTGATTTTTTAACCACAATCCAATTTCAGGTCCTTTTAAATCTTTTGGTGCATCGTTACCACTTACTGATAGTTTAAATTTTACAAACTTATCAAGTTTTTTACCAATTCGTTTACCAAACTCTACTATATCTTTATCTTTGAGTTTTTTTACATTATTATGTAGTTTTTTAAATTGTATAATTTTATCAGGTGTAAAATTCTTTAGTGATATCAAAAATTTGATAGTATCTCTATCAATATTACTATACTCAATTTTATTTAATGTACTTCCTACTTTACTTGGGTCATTATCTCTTAAAATAAATGCAATAAATGTAAGATAGTTATTATCATGTGGATATGGTTTACTTACTTTAAGACCTGGTAGGATTTGTTTAGTAAATCCAATCTCATCACATCTTTCTAAGTAAACTTTAGTGTTTTTTGATTGTTTGATTGCACTTCTAAACTCTCTCATTATTCTATCACCTGTAAGTTGTGATATGTTGTTATCTTTTTTAAGTGCATCTAAAGTTTCTTTATCCAATTTAGCATTCATTCGAGTTTCGAACCTTACTGCTCTTAATTTTCTTAATGGGTCCTCATCAAATCTTTCCGCTGGTTTACCAACTGTTCTGATAACTCCCTTTTTCATATCTTCTACACCACCATGGAAATCAATAATCTCTTTTTTCTCAATATCGTAGTATAAAGAGTTACAAGTTAAATCTCTTCTTTTCGAATCTGTTGAAATATCACAATAAACTACTTTATCTGGTCTCCTACCTTTACCAACATCTTGTCTGAATGTAGTTACTTCGTGTCCATTGATTGCTATACTTCCTAATTCAAGATTTGTGTTTATATTATTCGTAGAATGTTTAAAATTACCTTGTTTTGCAATCTTAATCATTTCTTCTGGTGTTGCATCTGTTGTTAAATCGAAATCTTTTGGTTTTTTACCAAGAAGTGCATCTCTAACTGCTCCACCAACTACATAAAGTTGTTTCTTATTTTTCTTAAATGCCTTTTGAAGTTTTTTAATATCAGAAGGTACAGTTAAATTGAACTTTGTTCTTGTTGCTTTGTTTTCATCTAACCCTGCTCTATCGTGTTTAGAGAATTTACCTAATTTATCGAAAGCTCTGAATGATTTTAGTTTATTTACTTTTTTAGGTGTCATTACAGATAGTTGTTTATATCTCATATGGTTTTTAACAATGTAAAATACATTTGCTGGATTACCACCAACTGATTCTATAAACTTTTTATACTTCTTTACTAATGAAGCTGATACTTTCTCATGTCCAAAGTG